ACCCCTTCTGGGCCGACTTCCATTGACGCGCCGCTATTAACAAGCGTCCGCATGAGCCGCATGGCATAGTATGCTTCGCGCGGCTTGTGGTCGAACGAACCTAGACCATCAACTTCTGACGATCCTTCTTTCATCATGCCGTCCCTTTAGCCACCGACGAGCGACACGTCAGGGTGACATGCCAACATGCGCGCACGATGACGCTGCTGGTTTCCTGGCGTGCCGCTCGTCGGCTAGTTAAAAGGATCATTGATCGCGCTTTCTTCTGTCGCCTAGGGTGTCACCCCAAGGCTAGGTGGTGGTCTATCGTAAGGGGAAGGCTATGCAACAAGCTTTGCCCACACGTACCCTAATGTCCATTTGATCCTGAACTCCTCCCCCGGCTGGGTGCCGGGGGGGACGTTCCTTGGATGGGTTCGGTACGGCTTCCCGCGTACCGTTATATGCCGCCAATCGGCAAGGTTGCCGAAGGTGGCGTCAATTACTTGTGATATTGTGGCCATTAGAAGGGCGGCTCATCTTGGGTGTTAGAAGAAGCCGGCCGTTCAGCCGGAGCCGCATCCGGCGCGGCCTGCTCGCCATTCTCGCCCTGTTCCCCTCCTCGCTTGCCGCCAAGGAAATGCACGGCGTCGGCAACGACAACCAGCTTGCTCCGTTTGCTGCCGTCCTTCTTGTCCTCCCACTGGTCCATCTTGAGTCTGCCCTCTATGAAGCACCCACGGCCCTTCATGAGATACTGACCGACCAACTCAGCGGTACGGCCCCACGCCTCCACGTCGATGAAGGTCACGTCCTCCTTGGTTTCCCCGGATCTATCCTTGAACTTGCGGTTGATGGCGATGCCGAAGCTGGCAACGGCTTTGTCTCCAGGAAGGAATCTGGTTTGCGGATCTCTGGTCAGGTTGCCTGCCAGGAATACTCGGTTGATGGTTGGCATGGCTATGCCTCTCCTTCATTGGTGATGGTGATGCGGGTGCAGGGCTTGCCGCGGCCCATGGGCGACGCGCTGGCGCGCTCCTGCCGGTAGGTGAAGGCAGCCCAGGTCGCGTTGTCGTCCTTGATCAGGCCGACCGTGATCAGGCAGTCGCGGAGGTGCTTGGCCCCGGCCACCAGATTGTCGTCGTCCAGGCGGCGCTTGCGGTAGGCGGTAATGGTGACTGCCTTGCGGCCTGCCGGTACGCACTTGTCGGTGCGGAGCTGGGCGCGCAGCAGCATCAGCCACGCCACCTTGTCCTTGTGGCGCGTGCGCCAGTGGCGGTAAGCCAGGGCATTGCCTGATTGGATCTCGCGGGCGAGTAGTAGGTCGATCATGCGCGTCATGGCTTGGTCAGACCCTTGCCGTCCAGCGTGTCTTTGACCCACTGGCAATAAACCTGCGCCTTGCCGATCTCAACCAGCGGGTCGTCTTTCTTCCCCAACCGCCAGGTATAGCGCATGATGTTGCCGCGGCAGTAGGAGATGAACCCCTCGTCACCTAGCGCGGCGCGGATCGCGTCTATGCACTCAAACGTGCCGGTCTTGTAGTGGTCTGGGTCGGTGGATTCAGTCATGGCAGAGCGGCTCCGTCCAGCAGATTGCGCAGCGCGGCCTGGTAGTCGTGGCGCAGGATGCGCCGGCCGCCGATCCACGCCAGGCCGTGGCGGCTGTCGATCCCGGCATCTGCCAGGGCCTTTGTGCTGGTGCGGTGAGCGCCGCACCATGCCAGGAACAATGGGCGCAGGCGGTCGCTCTCCACGGGGTCGCCGCCCTGGCAGGCGTTGCGGTGGTGGATGATGGCGATGGTCATGCGGACCTCGCGCGCTTGTCCTGGGTCAGGCTTGGCTGGCTCAGTTTCTCGGTGATGCGTCCGGCGATGACGGCTTCCGCGGCGTCCGGCAGATCGCCCACCTTGATGGTCAGGGCGCCGGCCTGGGCCAGGTCGGCCGGCTTGATGCCGGCGGCCTCCAGCTCGGCGAGCGCGGCCGGGACATCGACCACGGCGCGGGTGGCGCGCGGGCTGCCCAGCTTCCAGCCGGTGGCGGCCTTGCCGGCGATCATTTCAGACCTGACCAGCTCCTTGCCGGCCTCGGCGAACTTCTCGGCCAGCTTGGCGGCGCTGGCCAGCTCGCCAAGGTCATCCGCGGTGGTTGGTGTGCCGAGTACGGCGAGGGCTTCCTGGGCATCCATGATGCACTTCCTTGCAGCGGGGCAGGTGGTGAGGGCGCGGCAGTAGATGCAGGCGTCATAGCTGGCGCGCAGCTCGGGCCGCTCGGCTGTGGCGCGGGCGACGACCGCGCGGGTCCATGTTGCGTTGTCGCGCAGGGTGTCGGCGTCGAACGTCGCCGAGGTGACGCGGCTGGCCTTGTCGGCACGCGGCGCGATCAGGTAGACGATGACCTCTTGAGCCTTGAAGGTGCTGGCGGCGGCGGTCGCGTAGGCTTGAAGCTGGTCGTGGTCGGTAGCGTCACCCTGATCCATGAAGGTGAACTTCCAGTCGATCACCAGAACCAGCTTGAACGGGACTACCAGCACCAGGTCGGCGGTGCCGCCGGCCATGCCAAGGTCGGTCATGTCCAGGCGATGCTCGACCAGCACATCGTCTGGCGCTATCTCATGCTTGGCGATCAGGTCTCTGGCCGCCTCCAGGCAGAACTGGATGCAGCGCACCGTCCAGGCGTCGAGTCCAGCGTCAGATGCCTCGTGGCAGGCCATGGCGATGGTGTCCACCCAGCGCGCGCCGTACTCGCCGGTCTCCTGCGACAGCTTCCAGTTGTAGATGGCGTCTGCGACGAAAACGTGGGCGCGGTGCCCCATGCTGGCCTCGGGGCTCTCTTCCGGCTCGCCCATGGTGGCAACCGTGGCTGCCTCCATCAGCGGCCGGGCCGGGCAGGCGGCGATGGCGTGCAGGTTGCTCGGCCGGATGAACTTGGCGGCGGCCTGGCGCAGGGTGTCGGACAGGATCATACACGCCCCATCGCCAGCGTCTCCACCTCAATCAGTCGCGCGCCAGGGATGACGGCGCCGGCCTTCAAGGCCTCCATCACGGCGCGCTCGTCAATCGGGCGCAGCACGCGCCCGCCGACGTGGACAGGCACCAGCATGCGGTCGGTGATCTCGACCTTCTGAACCTTCCGCGTCTGCACCGCGGCCTTGGGAACGGCTGGGATCACGGGCGCAGGTGCCGGCGCGGCCGGCTTCGGCAGCTCGACCGTCACGGCCTCTGGCTGCACCACGGTGCCGGTGATCGCGGCCAGCTCGTCGGCTTCGGCCTTGGCCTTGGCGTCGGCCTCGGCTTGGAGGCGGGCGCGCTCCGCTTCAGCTGCGGCGCGCTCGGCTGCCGCCTTCGCTTCGGCCTCGCGGCGGGCGCGGTCGGCCTCCTCCTGCACCTGCCGCTGGTATGCCGAGACCTTGCCCAGCATCAACCGCTTGGCCTGGTCCAGCGGATCGGAGACCTTGGCCACCACGCCGTCGATGGCCTTCCCCAACTCGGTGATCGGCTTCTTGAGCTTGACCCGCGCCGCCTCCAGCTCTTTCAGGGTGGCGTGCGCCGCCATCAGCAAGCCGTTGCCAGCCTCCATGGTGGCGGCGTCGGTGATCGCCAGGGCCGCCATCGCCGCGGCTTGGTCCTGCGCTTTGATGCCAAGGTCTGCTGGTATTACCTCCAGCGGGGCGGCGATGGTGTGGGTCAGCGTGTGGCCGGTGGTCATGGGTTAGCCCTCCACCATCGCCATGGCTTCCTCGACCTCGGCCAGGAAGGCCTCGCGGTCGCCATCGGCGGCGCCGGCCAGGTCGGCGATCTTCTCCAGTTTCCATGCCTGCTGGATGGCCTTGGCGCGGGCCTTGCCGGCGTCGCTGTGCTTCCACAGTTTCGAGAACTCGGAGACACAGACCGCCACGCTAAGGTCCTTTGCGGGCTGGGCCTCGGGCTTGGTATCGTCGGCCGCTTTGGGTTCGGCCTTGGCCGCATGCTCGTCCTCGCGCATGGCGGCCAGGGACTCTTCCTTGGCGGTTATCACAGCGGCCTCGGTCTCGCTCGCGTTCACGATCGGCGGGGTGATTTCTTTTTCGGCGGCCTCGACCGTGCGGCGCTTGGCCGGCTTGGGCTCGGCGCGGACGGTGGCGCTGGCGGTGATGTCCACAGGCTCGTCGTCCAGCTCCTCCTTGGCGTGGAAGCCGGCGAGCGCATCGGCGAACACCGTGCGCAGCGCGAAGGCGCGGGCGCGCAGCGCCATCATGCGCTTGGGGTGCTGGCTCCATGGCCCCTGCTTGCCCCACAGGCCGGCGCGCTTGGCGTCGGCGACGCCGAACGTCTCGGTGTGCGGGCTGCGGCCCTTGCGCTTCACGGTGACGGCGGCGGCCATCTGGTCGCCATCGCCAGTGATCTCCTGGTGGTAGTCCTCGAACTGCGGGTGCTGCTGGCAGACGGCCAGAAGAGCATCGCCCCAAAGGGTCGCGCGGCCGTTGACGACAGCGATGCCAGACAGGCTGCTGAACAGGTCGAGCCCGAGGCGGGCGCCCATCGCGCCAGCGATCAGGATGTCCATGGGCTTGCCCTGGAAGCCC